TACACGGTGTTAGGCACAGTGCTTTATTTAAAATTAATTGATTATGAGAATATTATTAGCGTGTGAAGAAAGCCAAGCAGTAACAATTGAAATGCGAAAACTTGGACACGAAGCATTTAGTTGTGATTTGTTGCCTTGTAGTGGTGGACACCCAGAATGGCACTTACAACAAGATGTAACAGAACTATTAAAACAAAAGTGGGATTTAATTATTGCTTTTCCGCCTTGTACTTACTTAACTGTAACAGGCAATAGGTGGTTTAATATTGAAAGATATGGGGAACAAGCAATACAAAGACACAAAGACCGTGAATTTGCTATAAAGTTTTTCAAAATGTTTGCTGAATGCGATTGTGAAAAAGTTGCAATTGAAAACCCAGTAGGAATAATGAGTAGTGAATGGCGAAAACCTGACCAAATTATAAACCCTTATGAATTTGGCGATGCTTTTGAGAAAAAAACTTGCTTATGGTTAAAAGGATTACCAAAACTACAACCAACAAACAGAGTTGAACCACCTAAAAGAACAGAATTTAAAAGCGGAAAAAGTATGCCAACTTGGTACGCTGATGCGTGGAAGCTACCAAAAGAAGAAAGAGCAAAATTAAGGTCAAAAACATTTGAAGGAATTGCAAAAGCTATGGCTATGCAGTGGGCTTCTTAGTATTGTGCCTAACTAGTGTATAAGCACAATTGTGCATATACGTCTAGGCTGGAAGAGCTTGGCGGATTTTAACAAATTAATAAAAGATATATGAGAGTAGAAAAGAAAGTTTGTGTGAGGTGTGGCAAGACGCTACCACTCAGCAAATTCAGGTATATAGCTCCTTATGCAGGAGCGAAAGCTTATTACAGACGGCAATGCGAGGCGTGTGAGGTTATATCAAGCAGAGAATGGTATTTAGAGCACAAGAAGAAAATGAAGAGCATTGAGCAGAACGAAGAGGCAGTAGAAGAAATTAGACGGCTGAACGTTGCATTACACAAGGCGACAGACCTCAATGACATACGGGAAATTGTCCGTAAAATCAGCCTTATCAATGCTCACGAAGAATTTGAAAAAGTGATGAAACGCAAGAACCACAAGGGATTTGAGAAAGACCTTGTTGATTCAAACGAACGAATACACGCTATCCCGTATGTTTCTGGCGGAAAAATTTAGCGATTTGGAAAAATATTTTATATTTACACCAAAAAAAGATGTAGATGAAAGATATTATCATTGTCGCAATAAGCTCTGGTTTGGTGTTGTCGGTATTTACGTACTTGACTACAAGGAAATACTCGGAAAAGCGATTTTCCACAGAGTTGGAGAAATTAAAGCAAGAGGTTGAGGCTTCGAGGACAGAGAATGAGGGGAAAAAAACGGCAAATTTTGACGAAATCGTCAAGGCGTACCAAGATGTAATTAAAGACTGCAACGAGCGATACAATGACTTATCGGACAAATACGACAAGATGCAACGAGAAATAATAGACTTGAAGGAAAAAAATAGCAGTGAAATTCTAAAACTTTCGCAGGAAAATTTTGACTTACGGAAGCAAATACAGGCGTTGGAAAACAGATAGAATAATGGAAATAGTACTCGACAGAAAATACAAGAAAGACACCTACACGCTTGGCGAAGTAACCATTGACGGCGTATTTTTCTCCATGAGCATGGAGGATAAGGATAGAGGTCTAACACAGACAATGAGCGAAGACGAAATAATGGGGAAAAAAGTGTTTGGCGAAACAGCCATACCAACGGGAAAATACGAAATAAAATTGACCTTTTCAAATAAATTCAAACGCATTTTGCCTATATTGTTGAACGTTAAAGGCTTTGACGGTATCCGCATACACCGCCTGAACACCGCAATAGAATCTCACGGCTGTATCGGCTTGGGCATGAATAACAGTATCGGAACGATAACGGAAAGCACTCGTTATGAGCTAAAGATAGTATATTTGTTGCAAGAAGAAGAAAAGCAAGGCAAACGCTCTTATATAACGATAAAATGAAATACACCATTTATTTTGCATTTTTAGCGTGTTTTTTGGCGATTTCGTGCAAAACGCATAAAACTATTGTCCGTGAGGTAAAAGACACGACAGGCGTAACAAAAACGCAAACGGAGCGCACGATACAGGTAACAACCAAAGACACAACGAGTAGAAATATCTTTACTATTTCGGTGCAGATAGACGATAGTTTGACATTTTCCGAGCTGGATTCGATACTCAACGGCAAGCGTTTGCCCAACGCAGGGAAAAAACTAAGGACAACGGAAATAAAACAAACGGTTGAGGTTACGGGGCAACGGGTGGAAACGGCAACGACAGAGCAAGAGAAAGAGAAAACAAAAATAAAAGGAGAGAGCAAAACGACCACGAAAATAAAGGACGATTTGCCGTTAGCGTGGAAAACAAGCATCGGATTGTCTTGCCTTCTATTGTTATCTCTTTTCGTTATTTTGACCCAAAAACACACAAAATGACAATATCATTTATACTTTTGGCGAGCAATGAAGACGTGCGCTATTTCCGTCAATCCTTGCAGTGCCTTTACGACTCGATGCGTGATGGCGATGAGCTGTTGGTTTTGTTTGACGAAAAATTTAACCCCGAATTTCTGGACGTTGTGCGACAATATAACGCACGATACTACGTACACACGCTGAACCAAGACTTTGCGGAGCATCGGAACTATGTTCTGAATTATGCAAGGTGCGAGCGAGTGTTTATGCTTGACTGCGATGAGTGGGCGAGCTGGTTGGAGCTTGACACGCTCCACGATGTACCACGCACGATTGATGCCGTTTCTTTCGTTCGGATTAATCCGCTTGTACAACGCACGGCGGAAATGCCACATGTAAATGAATACAACTGGCAGAACTTCCCAGACCGCCAAATGCGGTTCTTCGATGCAAAACTACGGTATAGTGGCAAGTTGCACGAGGGAATACAAGGCGTTCGGAACGAGCTTGCATCGAAGATAGTTCTTATCCACGCCAAAGATACCGACAGAGCGAGAGAGCAAGATTTATTTTACCGTTCTTTTGGCGTCTGAAATTATTTTCTTAAATTTGTCTGTTGATTTTTTCTTTTCATAGGGAGTGCAGCGTGAGGATTCCGTTGCACTTTTTTTGTTAAAATTTGCATTTCTGTATATTTGTCGCTATATTTCCAACGAAATAATACGCTCTATGAGACCATTGTGCGGAAGATTCAGAAACGATATAAAATAAAATATGGATATGATTGTTTTGATATATAAGATATTGCTCATTGCCTTGATTTGGGTGTATATTTGCGACTTGTCGGGAATCGTAGCCGAGATTAGACACGGGCTGGCGAAGTTGCTGAAAATCCACGAAAGCAATATGCCAAGCCTTAAACCGTTCTCGTGTAGTCAATGTATGACGTTTTGGACGGGTTTGTTTTACGTTATTTTCGCTGATAGCTTTAGCCTTGCATCTATCGTTGTGGTTTGTCTGTTCGCTTTCTTCACGACCACTCTACGTGGCTTGTTGCAGGCGGTTAAAGAGTATGTCGAACGTTTTATAAATAAAATATGATTATTTCGTTTACATCGTTGCCATCACAGCTCCGAAATTGTCGTCCAGCGGTTGAATCAATCCTATCTGGTTACGCTAAACCAGACGGAATACATTTGTACGTTACGGAATACCACAACGAACTGAAAGGCTTGCCGGTTACAATACACGTTGTCAATAAAGATTACGGACCGGCGACGAAACTTTTATACGCTCTGAAAGACTTCCCGAACGAGCATATAATGACGATAGACAATGATAGGATATACGATAGAGATGTAGTATTTCGCTATCTCCAGACGTTAGAGCGAAACCCTGACAGTGTGATTAGCGACCTCAACACACAGGCGCATTTTGCCTGCTATCCATTCCGTCAAATGTGCGGAATGGATAAAATGTTTCCTGAAGGCTTCAAAGGTGTGGTTTATCCACCTCGTTGCTTTGACAAGGAGGTACACAATACTGATGTGCTTATGAAACTATCGCCAAAGGCTGATGATGTATGGTTTTACGTGCAACACTTACGGCGAGGAAATAGTGTGGTAAATGCAGGCGTTGAGGTTAACCATCTGAACTCACGGCAAAATAAGAAGATGCTATCAACGGCACTACACAAAACGCACAACCAAACCGACCATTTGGGCTGGATAGCTCCATTTGAGCGACTACTGAAGCATTACGGAATGACGTGCAACGAGGCGAAGAAGGAAATACCAGTGTGTGATATATTTACACTTAGACGTTTGCAGGCAAAAGGATTAATTTAAACACTATACAGATATGACTAACGAAGATTTTGAACTACTAAGACCATTTGAAGGGCAATTTGAGCGTGCTAAAAGAGATTGGGTAAAAAACGAACCACACAAGCATTTAGAGCTACTGGAGCGGATATACGTTGCAAATGCGGAAACAAAGCCTTTGTCTTTGAATTATAACTGTTCTAGTTGTATTTTGGGGTTGTTCAAGCACTTAGGAGCGCTGTATTTCAAGAAAAAAGCAGAAATAGAAGCAAACGCAACGGAACAAGTAGAACAACCGAAAACGACAAAGAAAAGAAGAAATAATTGAAATAAAGTAGATAAATATTAAACTAATCAATTCGCAAAATTAACTAACGGCATGGGACGGCGTACAATAAGACTAACAGAGGAGCAGATACTAACGGCAATTAAAGGCTCATTTGGTATTATGACTACCATAGCCAAACGTCTTGGGATAGACAGAAATACGGCTTTGAAGTACGTTAACCAAAACGAGGCGACACGGCAGGCTTTAATCAACGAACAGGAAGCGTGTGGCGACCTTGCGGAAACAAAGCTACTGAAGCTACTGAATGACGGTGATGCTCAGAGTATCCGCTGGTATCTTGGACGCAAATTCGCCAGCCGTGGTTATAGCGAAAAAATCGAAACGAAAGACACAACGCCTACGCTTAGAATAGTGACGGACGACAACGAGCTAAAAGATGATATTGAGAACGTATGAAGCTGACAAAAGTAGGTAAACGTTTTCTGCACGAATTACGGGGCGATAAGCGATACATTGCGATGTGTGGCGGTACTCGTAGTGGTAAGACTTTCTCTATAATGCAATGTCTAATTATTCGTCAAGTCAATGCAATGAAACGGAAAGAACAGGCAAGAATAATCTCTATTGTGTCGGAAACGTATCCTCACCTTAGACGTGGAGCGATCCGAGATTTCAAGACGATAATGGAAGCCGAGGGGCTTTGGTGCGAGGCGTGTTGGAAGGAAACAACCTCAACGTATGTGTGGCAAAACGGGACGGCTTTTGAGTTTTTCAGTGCTGATAACGCAGGTAAGGTACACGGAGCGAGCCGTGATGATATTTTCATAAACGAGTGCCAAAACATCAAATACGAAATAGCACGTCAGTTGTTTGTAAGAACAAGATACCGAGTGTTTTATGACTACAACCCCACACGTTCATTTTGGGCGAACGAGAAAATAGAAACACAAGAGCGATGCACGGCTATACATTCTACGTATCAAGATAACGAATTTCTGACGCAGGAACAAGTAGCGGAAATAGAGAGCAACAAGGGCGATGCGAATTGGTGGAAGGTGTATGGTGAGGGCAAAATAGGCACGCTTGAGGGTTTGATTTACGACTTTGAACAGGTGGACGAATTGCCTGAGCATTTGCCTCGTGTGTACGGATTAGATTTTGGGTTTCACGACCCGACTTGTTTGACGGAACTGGCGGTTGACAAAGACAAAAAAGAGGTTTACATTGATGAGGTGTTGTACCGCTCGGGGTTGCTGAATGAAGACTTAAAGTACCAGTTTGAGAAAATAGGAGTGAGCAAGGATACCGTGATATATGGCGACTGTGCCGATGTGAAAGCGATTGGAAGCATAAGAAAGGCAGGTTATAACATCCGGGATTGCAACAAGAAATTAAAGAAAACACCGCAAATACTCTGGTGTAAAGGGTGGAAAATATTCGTTACAAAAAGGAGCGTAAATGGAATAAAGGAGATGAGAAATTACACGTGGGAGAAGAAAAATGAGGAATTTACGGACACGCCGATAGACGGCTACGACCACTTTTGCGATGCGTGGCGATACGGTTTATATTCGGAGTACGCTCAACGGCAAGTAAATTTTAGATATAGCTAAATGATGATAACAAGTTACAAGGAAATGACGCTCCAAATGTATGAGCATTTGAGCAAGATAGCGGAAAGCGACACGGACGACATAGAAAAACAAATACAAATGGTTTCCGTGCTGACTGGCAAAAGCGTGAAAGAGGTAGAAGACTTGCCTATAAGTGTCTATCACGACCTCGCTAAAAAGACGGTGTTCTTGATGCGTGAGCCAGCAGTAGAGCAAATCAAAAGCAACACCGTCAAAATAAACGAACGTGTGTATGTTATCACGAATGACGTTACCAAGATAACAACGGCACAATATATTGACTTCCAAGAGTATATGAAGCAAGGAAAGAACCTTACTAACGTGCTATCTACTCTTTTAGTACCAAAATGGGAGAAATACGGAGAGGCGGATTTCTTGGAGGTTAAGAAAGATATTGAACGCCTACCGATATGTACGGCATTAGGTTTGTACGCTTTTTTTTTGCAAAGATTTGCGAAATTAATCGGCAATATGCTACACTGCTCAATGTCGGCATTGAAGAGCGAGGAGGAGAAGACGAAAGCGAAGGATCTGATACAGTGGTGGGAGCATTTGGAGAAAAATGGGGCTGGGTTTCCGTTGTCGATACTGTGAGCGAAACGAAACGGCAAAGTATGAACGAAACATTTGTACAACCAATCATTGAAACGTTTAATATACTTGCCTACACGAGAGACAAGAACGAGGAGCAAAGAAGACGAATAGAACAACAAAAACAAATAAACAATGGCGGATTTCGTTAGAACAACAAAGATACTCGAGGAATATTCAAAGGCGGTATTAGACGAATATATACGCATATTGCAGGCGAAGAAGAAGCCAGCAAGTGGCGAGTTGATTAATTCCGCTTCGTTTACCGTAACGGCTAATGGGACGCAGTTTATTTGCTACCTAAATCTTGCTGAACATTGGAAATACGTAGAAAATGGACGGAAGGCAGGAGGTAAATTTCCACCACTTGAGAAAATCAAAGAATGGATACAAATCAAGCCTGTAAAGCCTTACAAATTAAAAAACGGAAAGATACCGACACTCGACCAGCTTGCGTATTTAATTGGTCGTAGTATTGCAAAATTAGGAATCAAGCCACTTCCAGCCGTTGAAATGGCAAAGGCGAAAATATTACCAAAGTATCTCAACAAAATAAAGGTTGCTATTCTTCAAGACTTGACCGTGTAACTTTATATATCTTAGTGTAATTATACCCAATATGAACATATATCCATCATCTTTAATAGAAGCTATTGACACGGGGAGCGGTGTAATGGAATCCTTTGAAGTTAACGGCGCAAGTGTGCCGATAGCTAAAATGAGAGGTTACATTCCGTTGGACTTCGTGCACAAGCTATTCCGTTCGGATTTTCCTGTTGTCGATTTAACAACGGAAACGGTAACGGTAACGGCAATTAATCATTTGCTCGAGTGCAAATATACATTGGCAGGTGGCGAAGAGGTTGAGTTCCTTGTTTACTACGACTATTCAGACACCGTGTTTGCACCACTTTCGCAGACCGATGAAATGATAGGTATTAAGGATAGAGCGATAAGGCACGAATATCCGATGAATATACCTTTCGCAATAACGGCACTACTAAAGCAAGTGGTAACGATAATATACAGCGATGGTGTGCGATATTGTAGTTTGTATAGTGATTTCAACGAAGATTTCAACGATGATTTTAATACGGGTGTTGAAGAAGGCGACTTGCAGGTTGTAAATATCGTTGTGCCAGCAAACACAATGGCTGCGTATGTAGATGTAATACAAGGCGATACGTCTATTCGATACAACCTTGTAAACCCTTGCAAAAGTCGCTATTCGGTATTCTACTTAAACAGGCTTGGAGGTTGGCAAAGCCTCTGTATGCAAGGCTTTGAGAAGCGTGCAAATACAACGGAAACAATCACAGCTACTGCTCCACGTGTGAGCAGGTTTTCTGGGTGCGTAAACAACGCAGGCGTGTTCACGGCTTTGCAGAACTATGGCAAGACGTTGTATTTACACACAGGATACCTTACAAGCAAGGAAAGAACGTACATTGATGACTTGCTGACGACCGAACGGCTTTATGTTTTTGACCAAGTGGATAGAGTGTTCAGAACGGCAACGATAGAGAATAAGACGCAAGAGATAGACTATTCACGCAGGTTGATAGATTACACGTTACAACTAAAATTAAATGACAATGTTGGTACTTTACGTTAACGACAGACTTGTAGATATTACGCCTGAAACGAAGGTAATATACAACTATTCGTTGCACTCGGCGGAAAATATGTATGAGTACAAGAGTGGCTACTCTTTTACATTTTCGTTGCCAAGAACATACAACAACGATACTATATTCGGCAACGTTGCCGATTCGATGGCAAACGTATGGACAACGCAATATGATTGTAAAATAAACTTTGGAAGCGGTTATTTGAGCGGGAAAATAATTGTATCAAGTTTTGACGCAAAGAACTACAACTGCTCGTTTTCCGATGCGATAGGATACGCCTTTTCTTCTCTGAAAAACCTTAAACTAAAGGATACAAGGTTCTACGTTGGCGACACGGAAACGAGCGTAGATTATGTTTGTAAGAAAGAAACTATTGTTGAGGCGTGGACGGCTTTGGCGAACGCAACGGCAAATAAATGGAGCGTTCTAAATTTCATTCCTGCGTATAACGGAACGAAGCTGAGCAATAATTTTAAGCCCGACAAACAACTAGGAGGTGCGTTAGCGAAAGAATGTAACGAGTGGGAGGTGGGGGAATTACGCTCCTATTTTCAGCGCCCTTGCTTATCTGTTGATGGCATTTTCACAGCGACAAAGAAATATCTATCTTCGTTGGGTGTTACGTTGAATACGCCCGTAATGCCCTCAAATCTATGGTATGTATTGCCTATGATAGACTGTAGCGAGAAAACCACAAATAACCGCTCAAATTCTTTCTACGTCCAGACATCGGAAAGCGAGTATGAGGATATTTACCCAAACTTTGCAAAAGAAGCAAAGGTTTCTGTTCCTGTTGCTCCGATATTGAAGAGCCTCACGGGCGATTCTCAACTCTCAAGCGTTCCACATATTTGGGGTTTTTCGTATTACGGTGAAGATTCATCTTACTACATCAAATGTGGTGCGTGCCAATTTGAAGCCTACGATGCAACGGGAACACTGTTAGGACGTTCAAGATTATACCTATTTACCAATACAACGGTAAACGGACAAACGCTCATAGAATCACAAGTCGGCAACATCTTGAGTGGTCATCAAGGCGATTTCTCGCTAAGCGAGGGACTTTCTTTCATACAAGGCTCAACGCCTTACTACGAGCGGAATGATAACGGTGATTACGTATGGAAAGGCGACACGGCAACCATTGAATTTAAGGCATTGCGAGCAAAGAGGATAAGAATCCGATACGGGCTAATCGGCAACGGGTGTGTAGTTTCGGCAAGTGGAGACTACCGAGATAGCGCATACGTTCAAAGTGTGGCATACAAGCTATCCAACACCGAGCCAGAGGTAATGGATGATATATACTACGCTCTTGACACGAAGACAGAGGGATATTTTACGGAGAAAGAAGCAAATCAATCGCTAATCTTTGGCGACAAAATGACGTTAGGTGGCGTTTTTCTTGATATTTGCAAATTGTACCATATACGCCACTATATTGACTTTACAGACGCATCTATTAACGGTGTGTTTGATGCGGATTTTATCGGATTAACGGAAACGGTTATAGACTTAGAAGATGCCTCGTTCGCCAGTATCTTGACCGCAAACACGATAAAAGCAAGCACAAAAGAGCAAGGCGACTACTCATTTAAGAGCGAGCGAACGATTACAACGGGACGGAAAGACATAACAACAGAAAAAGAACTGCTGAGCCTTACGCATACGATGTCGGCTATACAAAATACGCAAATAAGCGCAATGTATCCAGCTGAAAATAGATATATGGATGCACACTCGAAGTTGTGGCTTTGCAAGGATGGAAAACCTTCCGATGGTTGTTGTCTTGTAAAGTATGTTGGCGTGTTCTCTACGCCATACAGAGTAAGCGACTACACCGACCAAATACGTACAAATTTACAGCTCGATGATTGTTGGCTAAAGAACAACGGCACAATGTGCGACCGTGTCCCAAATTTTAAGCGTTATGACGGTAATATATACCTTGATATAGCATTGCCAAGTACGTACGACATAAACGAGCCGATACTAAACAAATCAACGCTTTACGACTTGAATATAAACGAGCCGATAGAGAGATATTTTGCAGACAATGGAGCGATACTTACGGGAGAAATGTATATTGATAACATTGCGGATTCAACCGTTTTCAGAACGCTTTATTCGTATCGTGGCAATGTGTACGAATTAATTGGAATAACGGATTACAACCTTGCAAGTGGTGGTATGGCGAAGTGTGAATTTATAAAATTATTACAAAAATGGCAGACAACGTAGAAATACTAAACATTGACGCAACTGAGAGTATCAAGACGATAGCACTTTTAAAGGCGGAACTAAAGGCGTTCAAAGGCGAACTTGACAACGCAAAAGTAGGTAGTGAGCAATATAACAATGCCCTCAAGAACGTCAACAAGGTACAAGACGAACTAAAAGAGGCTACCAACGCATCATCTTTGTCGCTTGAAGAGGCACGCACAAAGATAGACACTACAGATAAGAGCTATAATGAGCTTTCGGCAACGATGCGAGAGCTAAAGAAAGCGTTTAAAAGTGCAACGGATGAAACGGCAAAGGCGGATATAAGTGCGAACGTTGACAAAATAAACGATAGGCTAAAAGAACTTGACGCATCTAACGGTGTGTTTTCTCGAAACGTAGGAAACTACGCAGGAGGGATAAAAGATGCAATGGATACTTTTGGCGGTAGTGTTGGGAATGTTTCAGGAGCGTTTGGAAAACTGAAAATGGCATTTAACACGATAGTTGCACACCCTATAATGCTACTGATTGCAGGTGTTGTAACGGTAATTAAAACTATCGTTGACGCAATAAAAAGAAATGAAGAAGCAACGATGTCGCTGAAAGAATCGTTTTCAGCTTTCAATCCAGTCTTAGACCTTGTCAAACGTGGCTTTGAAGCGTTGGGAATGGTAGTGGTAAAGGTTGTGGATGGCATTATGTCGGCGGTCAAGTGGATAGGCGAAGCATTATCGGATAGTTATGCAGATGCGGCCGGGAAAGCGGAGAAATTGGCAAAGGCGGAAAATGACATAATAAAGAGAGAGAGAGTATTTGCCGTTGAACGTGCAAAACTTGAAGCAGAGGTTTCGGACCTGAAGGCAAAAGCAGCGGAAAAAGACAAATACACGAACAAGGAAAGACTTGCATACCTTGACGAAGCGTTAAAGAAAGAGAAAAAAATAGCGAACGAGGAATATGCTATTGCAGAAGAGAAATTTAGAATAGCGAAAGCAAACTCCGAAAGAAGTGCAAATGATGCGACGACAAATGAGGCTTTGGCGGAAGCAGAAGCAAACCTATACAAAGCGAGGAAAGCAAACTCTGACAAGACAAAGGAGCTTAACGCTCAACGTGTTGAGGCTATTAACGCAATGAAAGCAGAAGAAAAGGCAGCAACTGACGCAATGAAAGAAGAAAACAAGCGGAAGCAAGAGGCGGAAATACAACACCGTAAGGCTATGTTTGCCTTGTACCAACAAGAGAAAGCCGACCGCGAGCGGTTCTACAACGAATTACAAGCACAGGACAAAAAGGAGCAGGAAAGACAAAAAGAAGAACGTCAGAAGATGTATGACGACGCCATGCAGTTGAGCTTGGGAATACCGCAAGACATACAAGACGAGGCAACGTCTGAAACACAGGCATACTTTGACAAACTTAATGCGGAAATACAAAATGGTACTAATATCCTGAACATGAACCGTTTGCGCTCGTTTAGAGATGTCAATGCTGAAATAGTGAAATTACGTATAGAAGATTTTGCGAGCGAAGAGGAATATAAGGAGAAATACAAGGCGTTGCAGGGTGAGAAAATGGCAATAGCGAGCGTATATTTACAGCATACAGAAAGTCTTATGACGGCGGTTTCCGACATAATAGAAAATCAAGGAAAAAACGACCGAAAAAGTTTTGAAAACCAAAAGAAAGTGAAAACGGCAACGGCAATAGTAAACACACTATCGGCAGGTGTTAGTGCAATGGCTTCCGTGCCTTATCCTGCGAGCCTTATTGCACTTGCTACGACAGTCGCTACTGGTTTTGCAAACGTGGCGAAAATACAAAGTCAAAAGTTTGACGGAGGCGGTTCTACGGGTGGAGCGTCAACAGGTGCAACCTCATCTGTGTCATCACAGGCGATAGTATCAGCTCCTAAGGTTGACAACACTCTTGCAACCGTGCAAACGATATCAACCGACACAGCGAAACCACAGACGAATAAGGTATATATATTAGAAAGCGACCTACAAGCGAGCGGGGCGAAAGCCACTACCAAAGAATCCGAGAGCACGTTTTGACGACTTTTCAAAAAATTTTTATGTTTAACCGAGAAAAATTTTTATATTTGACAGATAAAACTTCATAAAAATGGATAAACTACCGATATACAACGCCGAAATAAATGACGAACGGGACGGCATTATTGCTATCTCGTTCGTTGAAGAACCAGCGGTGGAATCAAACTTTATGTTGTTCGGGAAGCAGATTCCTTTGTTTTTCGCCAACGAAGAGAAAAAGAACATACTAGGCGTTATAATGCGTGCCGATTTTCCGATATACAGACGTAATGAAGACGGCAACGAGTTCTATATTACCTATTCGGCTGACACTATCGCCAAAATGGCACAAAAATACTTTGTGAGCGGGGCGGTTAACACGACCTCAATCAACCACAACGGAGAGACGTTGGACGGTGTTTCACTCGTTCAGTGGTACATTAAAGACACAGACAAAGGAATAGCACCCAACGGCTTTGATGACGTTAAAGACGGCTCATTATTTGCCGAATTTCATATCGAAAACGAAAATCTTTGGACGGCGTGCAAAGATGGAACTTTCAAAGGTTTTTCGCTCGAAGGTTATTTTACAACGGAAAAAACTAATTTAAAATCAGATAAAATGGAAAACAAAATTATGCAAAAAGTACGCGAGTTGTTAGTAAAACTCGCGAAAGTAACAACCGACAAAGGCGAACTATCTTACGAGGGCGACCTTGAAGTAGGCACGGAAGTAGTAGATGCGAACGGTGTTGCCGTGTCAGATGGTGACTACACGCTCGAAGACGGTAAAATTATCGTAATCAAAGACGGTAAGGTAGAAACCATCAAAGAATCGGTTGAATTAGAAGAAGAGGAAGCACCAGCCGAAGAGCCAACGGTTCCAAAAGCGGATTTTGACGCTTTGAAAGCGGATTTTGACGCTCTGAAAGCAGTAGTAGATGAATTGAAGTCAAAGGTTGACGAGCTGAAAAAGCCTGTTGAAGAACCAATTGAAAGCAAGTTCTCCAGAATGAGCGCAGGGAAAATCGAAACCTTGCAGCAAAAATTAAAGGGTTTGAAATAATTTTGGACTTTTAAAAATCGCTTATATTTAAACAAAAAAACTAATATTAATTAAAATAAAAACACTATGGCATCATCATTTGACATATCGGCACTGCCAGAATATGTAAAGACAAACACCGACACGCTCCTTGCTAAGGCGGTGTTGGGAGCAAAAACAGCCTCTTTGATTAACATTCAAGAGGGAGTAAAAGGAAATACTAAGATTAACCTGCTAACAACCTCCGTACTTTTTGGCAACGGGTCGGCTTGTGGTTTCTCAAAGGCAGGAAGTTCAGCGTTTACACAACGCGAAATAGTGCCAGGATTAATCAAGGTAAATATGACTTTCTGCGACAAAGAACTCGTAAAGACTTATGCGAGCGAACTGGTAAGAATTGCAGCAGGTCAGGCACGTTTGCCATTTGAGGAGCAAATCATCGCTGACGTTGTAAAGAATGTTCAGAAAGCGAACGAAGTAGCAATCTGGCAAGGCAACAAAGACGTAAGCAACACTAACGAAAACACCAACAAATTTGATGGTTTCTTGGCTATCTTAGCTGGTGAAAATAGCGTTGTTTCTGTTGACTATTCAGACGCTTACGCTACAACTGCAACAAAGAAAGTAAACGCAATGATTGCGTCTATACCTGCTGAGGTTGCATCAATGGACGATGTTGTTATTTTCTGCTCGCCAGAGTTCTTTAATGCCTACGTTCAAGAGCTTGTTGCATCGAACCTTTTCCATTACAATCCAGAAGACCAAGCTAACGGAGAAATTAAAATACCCGGCTTCAATCTTAAGTTGGTTTCCGTTGGTGGATTGGCAGGAAAAGAAGATACGATGGTAGCAGGTTCTTTGTCAAACTTCTATTACGGAACAGACATTGCAGGCGACGAGACCGCATTCGACTTGTGGTACAGCAAAGATAACCAAGAATACCGCTTAGCTATCAACTTTTCCGCAGGCGTGCAAGTTGCATTCCCGGACCAAGTGGTAGTAGGTAAAGCATAACATTTTAAGGGGGTGCGATTCCCCCTTATTTTTAATCATTAAAACGTAAAAAAATGAGTTGCACATCACAAACATTAGCAGGACTTGTTCGGGACTGTTCGGCATCTCTCGGTGGTATTAGCGAGGTTTATATCGCTAATCACGGAGAAATAGTTGGCAAACCAACGATAACGACCGAGAAAGTTTCTGCAATAACAATGGCATCGGGAAAATACTTCAATAAGTATGAGTTCCGAGCAAACACGGCAAACGCCGTAACAACGTGGAACATAAACAACGAAACGGGTTCAAAATACACCTCAACCGACCTTGTGTTGAAATTTAACCGTTTAGAAACCACCAAACGAGCTGAGATTATGGCTTTGGCTTTGGCTGATTTGGCTGTTATCTTTAAGGACGCTAACGGAAAATATTGGTATATGGGCTACGATGAGGCCGTTTCAATGACCACAGGCACGGCACAGACGGGGACGGCTAAAGCAGACGAGAACGGCTACAACATAACGCTCCACGATGAGCAGTTACAGTTGCCGTATGAGGTTGATTCAGCAGTTATAGCGATAATATTAAATTCTTAATTTTTCGCAAAAAGAGAGACGGGGAAGTTTTTGCGAACTTTCCCGTTTTTTTATATATTTACAAAAAAACAAAACGTATGCTTTACGTTACCTCACACACAAATATACTGTACATTCCACGCTCGGTAGCGAGCGAAGAAACTACGCTACTGATGCAACTGCAAAGTGAGCAGGGTGGTGATGTTATTACGTTGCAGTTGACAGACGTAGGCAATAGTAAACTATACTACGTATGCTCGTTGTGTGGTGAGTTCGATGAGGTGTTTAATGGAGAGTACAAGTATAGCATCTTAGATGGCAACGGCAAGCAAATAGCATGTGGTTTGATAATAATAGGAGATACGGGCGAATTCACAAAAGAAGATACGGACGTTACAGCATTCAATATTAGAGAATATGGAGAATAAACAATATCGGGCAAACTTTTCGGCAGTTAATCGCTCAATAGCATCTTACATCGTTAAACCAACGGAAAGAAAACAGGGTAAAGAGTGGGTACAATGGGGAGATAGGGATAAATACCCAGCCTATTTATATGACTTATTTTGCGAGTGTGCAACTCTTCGTGCGGTCATTGACGGCACTACGGATTATGTGTGCGGAAACGGCATACAGGCGTGTCAATTCAACAAGAAAGAAGAAGAAGAAGAAACGTTCAGAAAAATTGTCCAAAGTCAGCTGACATATGGCGGTTTTGCACTGGAGGTTATTCCAGACTCTTTCGGCAAAATATCGGAAATATATTGTCTTGACTTTAGAAATGTGCGTTGCAACGAGGAAAAGACGATGTTCTATTACGGTGAAATCAACAAAAACAACGTTGTCGCCTTACCTGCGTTTGACCAACGTAAGGCAAAAGTAGAGCACTCTATCCTAATGCACAACGGTTCGAGCCTATCCATATATCCTCAACCTCTGTACATCGGTGCGGTATATTCGTGTGAGATTGAAAAAAGTATATCGGAATACCAGTTAAACTGTGTGAACAACGGCTTTACAGGCTCATACTTAGTAAACTTCAACGTGCCAAAGCCAGACGACAAGATATGCGATGAAACCGAGAGGCGGTTTAGCGAAAAGTTCTCGGGCAAAGAAAACGCAGGTCGTATTATGTTTAGTTGGAACGATAACAAAGAAAATGAGACTACGTTGCAAAAGTTGGAAATAACAGATTTTGGTGACCAGTACAACGCATTGCAGGCACATTCACGGCAACAGATATTTACAGCTTTCAGGGCAAATCCGAACCTCTTCGGATTGCCAACGGAAGGCACAGGTTTTAGTGGCGAAGAGTATGCAAACGCTTACCAGCTCTTCAATCGCACAATGGTAATACCAACGCAAAAGAGAATCATAAAAGCGTTGGAAAAAATAGGCGTAAATGTGATTATTCAACCGTTTAATTTAACACTTGAGTAGTATGGCAGAACAACTAATAACATCAATTAAAGCGATAAAGGAGCGGTTGCCGATTAGCGACAATGTGAGCGACAAATATACTTCGTTTGCCATCTACGAGGCTCAGGAATTCGACCTTAAAGGTATTCTCGGCGAAACTCTGTTGGAAAAAATAAAGGCGGATATCGTTGCAAATAATCTCACAGGAATTTACGCCACTATTCGGGAGCGTTCGCAGTTTTATCTTGCTCTACGTACAGCGGTGCATTTAACCGAATCTACAGCGTTCAAGATTGCAAACGCAGGAGTAATTCAAAGCAATGACGAACACAGTCAAAATGCAAGCAAAAATGACTTTCAAGCGGTCAGGAAAATGTATATCGACAAATCGGACGTGGCGAAACTTGACTTGCAGAACTTTCTGAACGCAAATGAGGGAAAAATACCAGAACTACACGCGCACGATTGCGACAAGGTGAATGAAGAAACGCATAGTGCGGTAACGTGTGGAATCTTCTTAGGAGGCGTAAGGGGGAAAATGCTATGACGCTGGCGACATTGATACAACAGATAGAGGCTATCGTAACGGCTTCGCCTTATTTCCACGAGATAGTAAGGCACGATGTGTATAAGATAGAGGCGGAAGCGGAAACAAAATACGGTGTTTTTGCCTATGTCATTTCGTCCATACGTAAAAGCGATAACATCGCAACTGTTTCGTTTACATTCCACGCACTTGACCGCTTGACGAACAGTAGCGACAACCTCACAGCGGTAGTAAGCGAAAGCACAAGCGCAATGTATGACGTGTTGAATAAAATAGAAGAAATGGATTTTACCGTCAGCAATGCGACCTTAACGCCTTTTATGCAGACGTTTAAGGATTTATGCGCAGGCGTAACTTGCACGTGTGAAATAGCGATGCAATTAGATACTATTTGCGGTGATGTTAACGAAAATAAAATAATTAAAATTATATAATTATGAGCGATTGGAGAGAAATTTACGGCGAGATTAATGAAAAGATAAACGCCAACGGAATTAAAGCGATAAGCGGTGAGTTGCTTAACGAGGTGCTAACGAAGATGATTGAGGCGGTTGATGGCAACCTACCAGAGGCAGGCAAGGGGTTGAACGATATAGCCGGCACGTTTATGCGTGATTTGTCGATTGACGGCAAATATTCGAGTTACTACAACGCAAACGCAGGCGAGAACGACTATACACGGGTGTGTTTGTTGAGGCATCACGACTTTGCTAAGTATAACAATATCATTATTGCCGTTGGTTTCGCGAGAAACATAGACAGAAAGAGTGATTTGATTTTCGTCAACGTAGGCGGTGCGACACCAACAATAAAGACACTCACAACGTCTAATGCTTTCTTTCTGGAAACGACCGCTGACGGCAATGCCTACTTGTGCTTGAAGAAAGAAACGAACATAAACACTCAATTCAATTGTGCCTTTTCCATACTAATGGCATCAACAAACACGGGAGAAGCGATGGAGTCGGGGAATTTGAACAATTTTGAGTTTTATACGGTAGAAATACCAGCAACGGGTACGATAATATCATCCGTGCGAATTTCCGAGCCTCCGTTGCCTGCAAAACCAGAAAACCCAGAAACGAAATTCTTGAATGGCAACAAGGAGTGGACGACATTGTTTATCGGTCACGTTCCATCTAACGAAATTATTAATGGAAATTTAGTATGGAGTATGGCTAACCTTCAGAGGCTAAAAATCGTTACTCTTAGTTCAGCAACTAATACAATCACTTTGCCAAATTGCGGAAACAAAACATTCTCACTGCAAATAAAGGTATTTCAAGATGCAACGGGAAGTAGAAACTTGTATTTCGTAATGGACGATGGCAATGGTGGAACAACGAATATTAAAAACCCAAGCGAGGTTGATTTTTCATTCGGTTTAGCAAACCAATCCTGCATTGCAACACTATTATATGACGGCAATGGCAGTTGGTGGATAGAAGCAACGCAGTATGTAGATTAAAAATTTTAATATTATGATAATAGAGATTAAACAAGGTACTGAATTTGACACAGAAAAGTCGTTTGAAGAACAGAGTTTTTACACTCAAAACTATTTGTACGGCATAATGAATAGTGAGCAACCAGATATACGCAATGACGACTTTAATCGACCGATAGTTGAGACGTGGTTTTTGCG